TGGTGGTGCGGGTGGTGCAGGTAGTGATCCTGTATCTTACGTTGCTGGTAACGGTGGTTTAGGATTAGACAAATCAAGTGTGTTTGGTACAGTTTATGGTGATTCTGGGTGGTTTGCTAGTGGTGGTGGTGGTGGTTCTAGAACTGATATCGGTAGTAATCAGGCAGCCGGTACTGCTTCACAAGGTGGAGGTTCGGATGGGACATTAACGAGTGTGGCACCTTCCGACGCACAAAAACATACCGGTGGTGGTGGTGGTAGTGCAGGTTTTAGTTCGCATAATAATGGTACTTCACCTCGTATAGGTGGTAATGGTGGTTCCGGTATTGTCCTCGTAAAAACTACTGGTATTTTAGGCAAAAGCATCCCCAAAGTCACGGGCGCCTCGTTCGATTCGACGAACGTGACGTTTACGGTTCAAGGCGCGAGTAACATAACGAACATTAAGTATACGATAAACGGCGGGTCGGAACAAACAACACCCGTCGGAACACTCGCGGTCGCCCACGGTTTATCTGTGTCGGCATCTATAACGGTGGTTGCGTATGCGGTCGACGCAAACGGGGACCAAATCAGTACGAAGAAAACGGTAACCGGAACGATTCCGTGATAAACAAAATCTCCTTCTATATAAATGCGCTTCATAGAGATCCCCGCATTGATTACGGAAGATATAGAGGATCCAAGTATTGTCGAAATAACCGAACCTATAACGGTATCGATAAGTGGAACGACAATGACGATCGACGGTGGTTCGAAAGTTTCAGGGGAGGCATCGGTAACTTTAACGGGTGACGTTACGGTAAACGCGTTTACACTACAGAACGTAAAACAACCTTCAATTCACAAAATTAGCGTAAAAACGGGTAGAAAAGGGAACTTTACGTACGTCCCGAACATTACCGTAACGGCGTCGTCGGTAAGTACAACGACAAAAACGGGGTCGGATTTCGAAATTCTTCTCATAACAACCACGGGCGGTGAAACGTACGTGGATTTCGATATGGCCGATTACGTATCCCCGGCTTTATATACGAGTAATGCACTTACGGGATTTGATATCTCGGAGTTAACGTCGACGTACGGGGCAACGGCAAAGTTATATAAACCCGACGGAACGTTACTTACGACGGTAACTTCGGCAACAACGGGGGATGGTGTAAACTTTGGGTACACGGAATCAACACCACAGGACGTGACGTATACACTCGAAGTTGAGGACGATTTGGGACGTACGTCGAGGTACGATTTACCGCGAAAATGGATAAGTTACGCGATGTCATCCCCGGGTTTCGAAAAATTAGAATTAGCCGGTAACGAGTATACGACGACGACGATCGTACCTAATATATCACCGTCGTCAAAAGCTAAAGTGTTTCGCACAAACAATCACGGGTACCTCGGTATAAACTTTAAGATCCAGGGTCGGAACAGTACGGGTGACGATTGGGTTGATATTGCAAACGCCGACGAAGACGATGAGGTTCTCGCGTTCGGGGACTTCCTGTACCACCGCGTATGGGTCAAACCGACGGCAAAGGCAACGACAACCGTGTCGAGTTCGAACGTTGTGACAATTACGTTATCGAACCTTACCGAGGAAAATGTAACAACGAGTTTTACTGGTGCGGACCCCTTTGATATAAACGAGTCGACGAATACGTACGTTTTCGAGGAAACGACGAAGATCGGAACGGTTCCGTATACGGTAACACTCGGTAGTGAAACGTATACGAACGCGGTGACGGTAACGACGGAAGGTACCGCGTACGATTACGTAACACTCGCATTCGCGAACCCAACGTTAAGTTTAACAACGAGTAATGTGACGATAAGTTCGGCCAAATTATACAGGGACGACGTTCTTTTCCATACGTACGGGACTGAAAGTAACGTCGTGTTACGTTCGGACCAAACGGGAACGTACCAAGCGATCGTGAACGACGTATACTATTCGAATAGAGTGGTACCCGATTTTACGACGACACGATCGGTTTCGGCACCCCAACTCGAGTTTGATGGGTACAATAGGTTAAACTTGAGTAATATAACCCCAACCTCCACGACCCTCGGTGTACCGGACGGAACGACGCGCGACTTAACGACCCAATCGAAAGTGTACATATACAAATCTGGAACGTATACGGCGAACGTTCAAACGAGTGAGACGTTCGCGTATTTGAGTAACACAACTGGAAATCTCGGTACGTCTACAAACGATGTGTCTCCATCAGCAACTACTATTTCATTTTATGCTGGAACATGGAACGGATCTTATGAATACCAATTAGATACATCACAAACAACTGATAGTGCTATATTTTACGAATTATACAATATCGGTGGATCCGCTGCAGATAACAGACACGGACTCGAATTTCGTAAAGAAACTGATGGTTCAACAAAAGTTTATGCCGAAACAGCTTCGAACAGTTTACATCCTTACACTATTTCGATAAACTCAAATACACCTACTGCATCCGTGACTATATCTGGACAAGTTGGACAAATCTTAAAAGGATTCAATAGTTCAACACTTGTGTTTGAATTCACAATTACTTCAGATCATTTATGGACAACACCAAAACTCAGTTTCGACGGGTTCAATAAACTCGCGATCGAGAACATCACGCAAACTTCGTCGACGCTCAAGTACGGTTCGAACACGTACGACACGAACACGGCGAGTAACGTGTACGTGACGGATGCGGGTGAATATAAACTCGAGGCGAGGGATGCGAATACATTCGTCATGAGTAACGTGTATGTGGGGGGCGTCTCACAACATCCTTCGGATGTTGTTCCTACACTCACCTTCGACGGGTACAACAAACTGACTATTGATAACGTGGATACGGTCGAAACCGCGACGATAAAAAAAGACGGCGCGGCGTTCGCGACGACGACGTCGAATACGGTGTACATTAGGGATACGGGCACGTACACGGCGGAAGTGAAAGGATCGGACGAGTACGCGATTGAGTTGAGTAAGGAGGTGAGTGCAATTAATAATGCACCAGACATAACTATTACATTCCACTACGATACGTTTACAAATAGCGGTGATCCGTATAGTGACGGTTCGGTGACGGCGGCGGCAACTGCGGGACATATTTTTTCCGATACGGATACGACTATTAGTTATACATGGGGAACACTTGACAGTGCGTCAACGGCGAATCGGCAGACAACGTATACATGGACACCCGCTTCAACAGTAACAGCTAAAGTTCTAATGGTTGCCGGTGGCGGTGGCGGTGGTAATTCAGATAATAATAATGGCGGTGGTGGTGGCGGTGGTGCCGGTGGTGTAGTGTATAATGCGAGTGTTTCTTTATCGGGACAACAAACTATAGTGGTCGGTGGTAATAATAATAGTGTCACCGGTAATGGTTCGGATACTGAGTTTACTGGTTTAACAACAGCAATAGGAGGTGGTAAAGGGGGTGGTGCTGGTGGTGCTGGTGCTTCTGGTGGTTCAGGTGGTGGTGCTTTTAGAAATGGAACGGGTAGTGCTGGTACAGAGGGACAGGGTTACGCGGGTGGTGATGGTAGTTCAACATATTCACCCTCGATTGATCAAGGTGGTTCCGGTGGTGGTGGTGCTGGTGGTGCTGGTGCGGGTGCAAACGATGCAAACGGCGCAAACGGTGGTGTGGGTTTAGATTATTCGAGCGTTTTTGGAACGACGTACGGTGATTCGGGTTGGTTTGCGTCCGGTGGCGGTGGCGGTTTTCATAGCGGTAGTCCAGGTACGGCATCGAACGGTGGTGGTGGTAATGGTGGTGGTAGTAGTGGTAGTGCGGGTGCAAATGGTCAAAAACACACGGGTGGTGGTGGTGGCGGTGGTTCTATAGCAAGTGGTACCGGTTCTTATGGTGGTACTGGTATTGTGCTCGTACAATTTTCACCATTACCTTCCATAACCTACGACGGTAAAAACAAACTAACCGTATCCGGTACGAACTATGCCGATACATCAAACGTAACCTATTATTCCAACACGTACAATTTAGGAACGGCCAAGACCATGTACGTAAAAGATACGGGCGAGTACGTGTTTAAGATAAGCGGGACCGATAAGTACGTGGAATCGAACGTATACGTGTCGTCGGTCGACCTCGCGGGTGCACCGACCAAACCTATCGATTTCGACGGGTACAATAAACTGACACTTATAGATGCCGGGAGTAACGTATCGGCGAACGTGACGTATTTTTCGAACACGTACGAGCTAGGAAGTGCGAACGTCCTTTATATAAACGGGGCGGGAACGTACGACCTCGAAATGTCGGGATCGAACGTGTTTGCGTTGAGTAGTAACGTTGTGTCAGGAACCGTGAATAGTCAAAGAAATGCAACGTATAAAGATTTTACGTATACGGAGACAAGAATTAAATCAACTTGGGATAATTATGATACTACACACAGTCCACCAAAAGACTTTACCTTTAAAACTGGTAGTGATTTTAATAATTCTACTTTAATTGGTCTTGGGTACACGGAAGGATTTAACGTATCTAGATGGTGGATAGTTTCATCTGATACACACGATTTTGCGACTCATGGAACAGGAACATCCGTTTCACATTATAATTGGGGATCTGATGGTACTGTGGCTGTGAATCAGGGTACAGAATATGCATGGTTTACACGAACAATACCTTCAACCGTTGTCGATGTTTCCGGAACTTATAAGGTTAATTTAGGAGCTCAATTAACCTTCGACAACTACAACAAACTAACACTCGAGAACTTTACGACGGTGAATGATAAACAATGGCCACCTACGGATGGGACGAGAAGTAGTCCCACGTGGTCGGATTCCGATAAAGTTGCCGATTGGACAATAACAGGAGCATCATACGGGAACGGGTCGTATAAGGGAACGAGTAGCGTGGCTGTTTGGAGTGATAGTAGTAATCACGCAGGTCCATATTGGGCGTTCAATAACGACGATTCTACAGCTGATGATGAGTGTTGGCACCCACAAAGTATAGTTGTTGCTATATTAACCATCGAAATGCCTTCGAGTATGGTACTCGGTTCGTACGAATTATACTACAGAAATTATACGGATTATACGTGTGGTCCTAAAGACTGGACAGTCGAAGGATCTAACGATGGTTCGACATGGACGGTTCTCGATACACGTACAAATCAGCCTCAAGTAACAGCCGCTCTCGCTAAAATAGGTACATACACGGTATCTAATTCGACGAGTTATTCTAAGTATAGACTTAACGTGACGGAAAACCATGGAGGTGACCAAACTATTATTGGTGAATGGAAACTTTTCGAAAAGAACACTCGAACGGCAACACTCACGGACCCGAACGGCAATACGTACAGTTTGGGTCAAACGCAAAACGATATATACATCGAGGATACGGGCGAGTACATCCTCGAGGTGACGAATAGCGACCAGAGTGCGGTTGTGAAGACGAATGTGGGGACGGTGACGGAGGAGGTTGAAGTATCTCCACAATTATGGTGGAATACGTACACAAATAGTTCCACAGTTGATGATAGTTCACCAAATAATCTAGATGGTACATTAAATAGTGTGACCGATACAGATGGTGCATTCACATTTGACGGTTCCTCGTCGTACATTCAAATGGCTACCACAGGGGCGACTGATTCGAATGTACAATTAGCCATGTGGGATATATCGTGTGAATTTTATAAAACTGGGAGTGGTGCAACAGGTGATTATATAGATAGACAAGCGGTTGTGTTAGTGACTAAAGGCATAAATGCAGGTGATGGGCAAGGTTATGATATTAATTATGGTCTCGTAATAGATTCTAATAATAAATTGTGTACAGGGTTTGAGGAAGCTGGTTCAAATCAGATTACTATAGAGAGTACCACAACCATAAACAATAATCAATGGTACACTGCGCGCGCAACTTTCGATGGAACCACGTTAAACCTATATTTAGATGATACCTTAGAAGCAACTGCAACACCTACAATAAGTCCAGCCTCTTCGGATTTAGGTCCTTTTATGGTTGGAGCGGGTAGATATGATACATCGCGCACACCGGCAGCATATTTCCAAGGAAGGATTAAAAATGTTAAAGTGTATAACGATATATTTATATCAGTTCCTCAACCCCCTTCCCTCACCTTCGACGGGTACAACAAACTCTCTATCGAGAACCTTACCCCGACGTCGACGAGACTTACGTACGGCTCGAACACGTACGAGATCGGTACGGCAAGTAACGTATACATAGAGCACGAGGGAACGTACAAAATGGCGACGGGTGATGCGACGACGTTCGCGTTGGTGAGTAAGGAGGTTGGTACACAACCTTCGGGTACAACTTATAATTTAACTTCTCTGACACGGGTATCGAATTATAGTACTACAAATACATCTAAAGCGCAAGTTTCGGGTAATGGTACATGGCCTGTTTCGAGTTTTATGGCAACCCATAACGTTTTAAATAATGGTGATAAGGCATACGGAAAAACAGATGGTGGTAGTTCTAGAGATCCTGCACAACTATTCGATACTATATCTAGTGGGTGGGGTGAAGCGTCGCACGGGACTAATGGTACACATAGTCCTATGTCGTGGGGATACGAGTTTACGAGTGGTGCAAAGATGATAAGTAAAATGATTTTATACCAACCGCCAAATACTCATCCAGCGGGTAATGTAACCATTAAGTATTGGGACGGAACTTCTATGACAACTGTTTCCAATCAAAGTCCTATTGGCATGACTTCGGAAGTTGCCTTAAGTTCAACAGAATTTACTTTCGATGCAGTGAGTTCACAGTATTGGCAAATCGATTGTTACCGACATGCAACACAAACTACGGGTTATACAGGCTTATCTGAATGGGAAATATATGGTAATGTAATAACAACGATAAATACTCCTTCCCTCACATACGACACTTCAAACAAACTTTCCATCGAGAACCTTACCCCGACGTCAACAATACTCACTGACCCGAACGGGTCGAGTTTCGATATCGGAACGGCTTTAAACGTATACATACGCGATTCGGGTACGTACTCTATTGCGTCGAAGGATGCAAACACGTTCGTACTTACGAGTAATACCGTCACGGGAACACCTACGGGTACGACGTATACACATACTATACTTACGGGTTCTCATACACGTATTTCAGATAGAGACGCATCGAATACGAATCGCACACACAATTCTGGATCAAGTGATTGGCCGGACAGTAATAGCGGTATAACACATTACCAAGATTTGAGTAATGGTGATCGTTCGTACCAAAAAACGAATGGTGGTGATTCCAGAGATGCTGCTCAATTATTTGATGGTGTGGATTCGGGTAATTGGGGGAATGCATCACATGGTAATGTTGGTACACATAGCCCCATGACATGGGGGTATAAATTTACTTCGGGGTCGAAACAGTGTAGTCAAATGATTCTCGTCCAACCACCAAATACTCATCATGCTGGTAATGTAACTATTAAGTATTGGGATGGAACTTCTATGACAGCTGTTTCTAATCAAAGTCCTTTGTCTATGGATAATCAAACAACGGATAATGATCCAACGACGTTTACGTTTGATGCAGTAAGTTCACAGTTTTGGCAAATAGACTGTTATAGAGGATCGGATAATTCCACTGGTTATACGGGTCTACACGCGTGGGAAATATATGATAATCCATATGAATATGTAACAGGAACCACCCCCTCCCAAACCTACGATAATACGAAAACGATAACGGTAAAGAACGTACCTTCAACGTTAACCGACGTCGCCGGTAAAATCTATAAAGGGTCGACGGCGTATACGATCCACGCAACAACATCATCGTCGAACGTTATAATAGAGAATGCGGGAACGTACGTATCGGTATTTACGACGGCGACACAGGCCTTTTTGACGAACGCGATCGATGCAACAGAACCAACGACGACGAGTGACGATACTACGATAGAAGACGAAGGTTTTATACCAGGGTCAACGGCGGTAACTACCGTAACGACCACGGATGCCCCGAGCGTGACACTCGACGCGACCGATACGACGGTCACGGACCCAACACTCGACCTTGATTTTACTACAACACTCCCCCGAACATTAAAAAGGTACAATAATATTACATCTTCGAGTATCGGTGCGCGATTTAATAGACACGAAACGAGGAAGAAACGAGTCGAGAAAAGTATAAGTATACCAACGAGTTTCTCGGCCGAACTTACGGCAAATAATGCGAGTTCACCGACAACGTTAACGGTTACGGTCGCGAACAGTAAGTTCGTGATTAACGGTGACGAAACACCAACGCTCGGGTTCATTCGCGGGGAAACGTATACGTTCGACCAGAGCGATGCGTCGAATTCGGGACACCCTCTCGTGTTAGCGACATCCGAGGACGGGGCGACGCAATACACGACAGGATGGACAACAACACCATCTTCTCCAGACTACGTTCCGGGAGTTTCGGGTGCACAAGGTACATTTATCGTACCGTACGATGTCCCCGATACGATATACTATAAGTGTAACGTACACCCGAACATGGGTGGTGAAATAAACACGACGTTCGGGAACGTGTTTTCCTTGGGTGATTTTACGGTTGCGGCAAACACACACGTTTCGGGTGAGTATACGTTAGCAACAAACTATGACGGAACGACGAGTAATTTGTACGTGAACGGTGAATTAATTACACAAACAACCCCGAGTCCAGCGATAAGTGCGGGTGTAAAAGAGTTCATTCTCGGTAAAGAGTTCGACGGGTACGTGAAAAACTTCAAGTTTTGGAACTATGCGAAACGATTTAGACCTCCGGGAATATATCCACAAACGTTACCAAGTATTGATTCATCGGGTATTTGGCATAATTCAACAGAGTATCGTTGGAGATCGTCAGAACCAGGATATGAAATTTACGGAAGATGGCGTATAGATTTTTCTCCGGAAGCGTTTGACGCCGAAAATGAAAATATTCGTGTAAATACTACAACAAATATATGGGAAGATTCTGGTACAGCAAATCCAACTGGCGTGACTGATGGATCAACAGTTACTCTTACAATTGATAATGGTGCTTCTGTTTTATATAAATTTACTAAACCAACAGATGCGAGTTGGATAGATTAAGTTGACTTAACCCCAAGCTCTCTGCATACTCGATTCAATGGCCCACGGGTACCGTATTTTACCGTACCCGACGATATTATACGCGTCGATACCGATACGGTTACATTTGGTACACACGTCGAAACTGTCGTCAATGATCGAGTCTAAAGCAAGACTTCGACAGATTTCGTGTTTCTCAATTTCGTGGTCCGTATAACTATTGGTCATGATAAGATCGTCGAACGTGTTGGGGAACCAGTACTCGAGCCATTGTTCGGTTTGTGTACGCGCGTAACTTTGGCGACCCGTGACGATATACATTTTATCGGCGTGTTTGCGTAAATACCCCATTTGTTTACACACGCCCGGGATCGGTTTAAGTTTCGCGAACGCTTCGGATTCGTAAAAATCGTGGACCATGTTACGCGATTCGGTTTCGGTAATGTTAAACATATCTTTATAGACGTACGGGTACCTTTTAGTGGCGGGAAACTTGTAACCACGGAACTTTGCCATGGGTCGTACGAACGAGACGAGAACTTCGTCGATATCAATAGCAACTCTTTTCATTTATTACAATATTCACTCATAATCTCTAAATACTATTCCGACGGGAAACCTCGGAATCCCGAGTTCCGTCAAGTTTTGGAACTTTACGGTTAACATTTTACCGAAATACTTTTCCTTATGCGCATAAAAATACTCTCTCTGTTCGATCGTACCTTCGGGTCGAACACAGAATGTACTTCCATTTTCGGTTTTACACACCCATACGACGGCATTTGCATCGCGACCGTGTCCCGTCTTTGCATCGACAACTTCGTATTCTTCCGTCATGAAATCTTTGAATTTCAATAGGTAATTACTTCGTTTCCCGTTTTCATACACACTCGCGGGATCACGAACCATGGTCCCTTCGTACCCTTGTGAAACGAACTGATCGTGGAACTGTTTCAAACACGTTTTCTTACGAACGAGTTTCGTTTCGACCGTGACATACTTTTTGCGTTCCTCGAACGGTAAATCGGGACGATTTACGTCGAAATAATCAAAGACGTAAAACGTGAGTTGTCTCGGATCGGTTTTAAACAAACTCGTAATTTCCTCGAACGTTTTGTTTGGATCGTAACATTCACCGTCGAGGTACTCACCGTCCTTAAGACCTTTACCGAGATACTCGGTTCCCGGAACGAGTTTCCCCGTACGCGAAATCCCACCTTTATTCGAGACGAGTAGTCGAACCCCGTCGAGTTTGGGTTGAACATAGAACGGTTCCGAGATGTACCTTTTACGATCGTCCCATTTGTTTGCCAACATAGGCATAACGTCTGGTACCTGTAAATTTTTCCACATGGTTTTTGCACGTTTCAGGGCACTTTCGTACCCGAGCGGGACGTGCGTTGTTGAGATAGATTCTTTACCATCAACAACACCAGTTGCTTTAATGATATTGGCGGTACCATCTTTCAGTTTTTCAACTCTGATTGAAGTGTACCTTTGATTGCCGTTTTTGTCCGTTTTAAAAATTGTTTCCATTATAATAGATGAGTAGTGTTCCTCCAGTTGTAGATTATAAACGAATGGAACGACTTAGGCCTCCAGAAAACACGGTTATTCCTCTAAACGCAAATACTCTATGCATATTTCTTATACTAGCAACCATTATTGGTTTGTATAAGAGACACGTGGACACCAGATCCCGAAGGGATCTGTGAAGAGGGGAACCCCCAGACCCAGACCCCTCCGGGATACGACTCCAGACCCCTCCGGGGTCTGTAGTCGGGATCTAATCCACAGAATCAACGACATTATACTTGATACACTCTTGTGGATCTAAATATATGTCACGTTTCATAATTTTTTTAAGTTGTTTTTGTGGTATAGACGTTTTTTCCTTATACGTCTTTGTAACCATATCCATGAGTTTATCACACGATTTCATTTCGTCTTTGAGTTCTTCGTATTTTCCCCAGAATCCGTTCGTGGATATTTGGTGTATGAGTACGTGTGCATTCTTACCTATACGACGTTCGTGACCACCCAAAAGAAGAAACGTCGCGGCGGAACAACATACGCCTTGTGCTATGGTAACAACTTTAACGCGTGACTTCTCGATAATGTTCATGGCACTTAACCCCGAGAACAAATCACCGCCTTCACTACATATATGAAAATATATGACGGGTTCATACCCAATAAGTTCAGCCTTCTTTTTAAGAAGATCGATTTCGAGTTTCTTAAAATCTTCGATAAACTCAAGGATATCTACATCGGTAATTTCCCCGTAATAAAAGATTTCATTACCAATGACTCGAGATATTTTAAAATCGTTTTCTTCTTCGGTACTCATTTAATTATTCTGTACACACGTCTTTAATAAGTTTTTTGATTTTCGTCACTTCCCTTTGTTTCAGTTTATTGTGTAAACCTAAATGGTTCATAACATCAAAATCTTGGGGTGTTAAATTATATTCACTAAACATCGAAACGTCACCTTTTTGTGCATATTCACGTAAAAGCATGAATTCGTGGTGTTTCATATTTGTATGTGAACGTACCTGTATACTTCGAATTTTCTGTTCACGCATTTTCTGGTTCCCGTATTTTGTCCATGCACTTCCCGGTCGAATAGCATCTTTCTCGAGTAGGTTTTTCATGTAAATTTTAGGAATCTTTATAGCGTTCAAAACAAAGTAAGGCATGAAATCCCATTCACCTTTATAAAGTTCGGTATCGTATAGATCGGCGTGTACTAAACTATCCATGATTTTATCGTAATGGTCCGTATCCGTTCCAAGATAATTTTCGTGTACGGATCCCCAAACGTGTCCGTGTTCGTGTATCGTTTCATTTATATCTATAGTACCTGGTACACAAAGAAGGTCTTCGATAATTTCTTTCGGGGATTTAAAAATATCTTTATCGTCGCTAAATTCGAGGTAACTGAAATAGTTCCCGATATTTCCTTTACACTGTTCGGACGCTATTTTCGATCGTGGATGGTTTTTATTTAACCACTGAATGGTTTCTGGTTTACGTTTTGGTACGAACACGAGTTTGAAGTTGGGTAACATGTGTACGTTTTTAGACGTGACGAGTAATGGTTTTTTTGTAATGTGACCTCCGTTACAGACGGTTTCGACTATACTTTTATATGCAGTATCGGACTCGTAATCGTCTATATACGCATACATGTTCGAATTTTTTATCGTACTTAAAAACAGGTCTTTTTTCTGTAAAACTTCGTCATACAATTCTATACTATTTGATTCGTCAAGAATTTTATTCAGAATGTACGTTTTCCCAACACCAGCCGCACCACACAAAAACACATTGGTACCGTTTTCTAACAGAGACGTGATTTCTTTTATTTCGCGATCGTGGAGCGAAATAGTACCAACCTTTTTTTGTTTATGTATTGTAACGAAGGCATCCATGTCCGATGAAAATGGAGAAAGCGATCTTGCTACTCAGGCTTTAGATATTATTATGGAAAATAATACACTCCAGAAACGCGTTTTAGACCCTTTAAAAAGGAAACTTTTCCCTTATTTGATGTGTGTTACAATCTTTAACCTTGCTCTTTTTGTGATGGTGGCGTATCTTGTGAATCGTCTTTCGGTGATTCTGTAACAACTTCCATGAGTTCAGTTCGTCTTCGGAGTTCTTTCATGAGATCACCTTTCAAACTTACGAGTCCCTTATCTTTTAAATCGGATATTTCGTTTTTACGTTCCTGTATGCGTTCTATATCAGCTTTAACGGTTCCTTTTATACCTCGTATTTCATCGAGTTCTTTTTTAAGTTCGCGCTTAGCAACACCACCAACCGCGTCTTTGAGTTTCGTCATGACTTTATTTTCCTGTATGGCCTTGAATGGCATGATGGGTTGTATGTGCATGATTTCGGGTTTGAAAAACGCATTATCGTCTGGAAACTCGCGTTCAAATGCATCTATCATTTGTTTGGGTACGTTTGGAGACTGTTCAATAAGTCTATCGTATTCGGCGCGCATATTTTCAATCATGACGGTACCGTTTTGTGTTCTTTCAGCAAGAGGTAAAGTTAACTCGAGACGAATGGTTCTCGAAAGTTTACCGTACTGTACCGACGCGACGCGGTGACCTTCCATGAGTTCGTTGATTTTGAGAAACTGCATGATAGTTGTTGCAATGGCGGTGATTAAGTTCAAACCACCAATAGCCGACGGTACGTACGGTTGGACAGTAGGTGGAAACGTTTCCTGTGCAAAGTTTGCTGTACCGGTTATGGTACTTACAATAATAAGGGGTATGGTAAATTTCATGCTTAGATTTTTAAATGAACAGTACGCTTGGTAGTGCATGTATCGATAACACGCAGCGGCTTCACCCCAGGACTTTAATATTTTCTCCTGTTGTGGGTGCCAAATTTTCGGAAGTTTCTTTTCTTCGTTCATACTAATAGAGATGAACATTATATTCTTCATTCACTTACTTTTCTTCATAACCATGTTGGTTGTACCATTCATGAAGAATAAACAAAACCTCGAATTTTACTCACTTCTCGTCCCGTTTATATTTTTCCATTGGTCCGTGAACGACGATACGTGTGCACTGACCCAAATGGAAATGGCTGTAACAGGAAATAGTAAAGAAGAAACGTTTTTTGGACGTATAATGGGGCCCATATACAAAATGGACGATACCGAGGCAAATAATTTCTTAAAATCTATTTTATTTTTCCTTTGGTTACTTGTTCAGTATAGACTCGATAGAATTGATTTGAGTCCACTCAATGAACTCAAAAAACGTATCGTTAAATAATATTGGTATATATAAAATGAAGATCAAAAACAAAACGCAAACAAAACTTATGTTTATTGCGTTAGCGGTTCTTTTTGCTTTAGTTATATACCAAATACGTAATCCAATCGTAGTTAAGAAACGGGTTCCTGTGCCCTTACCAGTTGAAGTTCCAGTACAGATACCAGTCGAAAGAGAGTTTCGAAAACCACCAATTAAAGAGTACAAACCCGGGTACGTCCAACAAATGGGGGTTCTTGTAGGTCCAGATGAAGAAACCTTACCTTTATACGGTAAAGAAGTTCGTGGAAGACGCGATCAATACCATTATTACACGACAACACCAGGTGATCAAGTGTACCCACTTCCAGTTACGATTAATGACCGGGACTGTATGGACGATATAGGGTGTCAAGAACTGTACGGAAATGAAACCGTTTCGGTATTAGGACAAACGGGTTCATTTCAGGCGAAACTGTATAGAACGGATAACTTTTTCTAATCTTCTTTTTTCTTTTCTGGAACAACAAATCTATATGCACAACTTCCCATTGTTATGGTTTGTGAACACATAGCACAGCATGCACATAACATCAATAACAGTAAAGGTGGGGATTTCACTGGAATCCTTGATATAGGTCTATATACAAAAAAGAAACAGCACAAGCAACAACACAAAGTTGAAGCTAAATTAGTAGGTCCACAACTAGACATTTATAGTAAACAAAGAAAAATATATTGGTTACTATAAATGAAGATAGATACTTTAAAAAATGAAGCAAAACGTTTAGGTCTTCGTGTGACTAAAAAAATTAAAGGGAAACGTGTTCCCCTATCCGAAAAGGAACTTAAAATGAGAATTGAACGACGACGACCACCAGCTTTGGAAATCCAGGTTCGTAATTCAAAAAAACTTATACGAACGTGTAAATCACTTCTGAAAACCATGGAACCATCTGTTCCGAGAGCTCCCCGCGTTTCTGTAAAACGCATTCCATCAGCACCTCCGGTCCCACCAGCACCCCCGGTCCCACCACGTCCCGTGAAACGCGACCCACGCGCAAACTTAATGACGGCTTTGAAAGCAAACCTCGAAAGACGTGGTATTAGACAAAAGTTAAACCAAACTTCTTAGACATGAACCTTTTTGCACTTTCGAGTTCAGGGTAACTCCATAAAAGCCATCTCGACCAGAACCCCGCGGTATACAAACCTGATTTACCCCAGTTTTCTTTATCGCTTCGTGTAACATCGAGCATGTTTTTGTGAACGAGTTTAGGATCGGTTTGTTTTTGAACCATGTGTGGTACAAACCCACCGTGACGCGTGACGTACATACGCATACGTAAAGGGTTCTTATGTAGTGTATAATCAGAGTACCCCTTGGCCCCAAAATCAACAATCTTACCATCATCGAACGTAACTCTAAACTTTTTATCAAATCGCGGACTTTTTCGTAAACGAACACGCATGTATACTATAATT